GTGGACGCGTTTACGTGCCGACTTGTGCACACTCACTGAAAGATGAGCCGATTTCGGTCGAGAAGGCCGCTAAGTGCAAGACGCGTGTTTTCAACACGATGTCTGCCGCGTTCAACGTTTTGCTGAAGCAGTATTTTGCTCCTTTAGCGCGTTTTATGCAGCAGCACTGGCGGTTTTTTGAGGCCTTTGTCGGGATGGACATCAACTCCTGGGATTGTGACGCACTTGTTGAGTACTTGTGTTCACTCTATGAGCGAGCGTATCGAGACGATCAGTTTCTACGTCAACTCAAGGCCTTTGGAGATGGAGATTTCGAGGGGTTTGACACGAAGCTTGCCTCCATAGTGCGTCAGTTTGAAGCACAAGTGTGGAGGAAGTTCCTGTCTTATACACGTTACAGCCCTCGTGATCGACAACGAGCCTACCTGCTCTGTTTAGGGACAATTTTTACCATGCGATTCATTAAGAACGACATCTTTTTGGTTTGCTTTGGCAACCCCTCTGGTTCGAATATAACTATTCTTTCCAACGGTGTTGGCAATTCATTACTTTTTCGGTTTTGCTACTACCGTGAGGCGGATGCCTTGGGTATTTTACCCCCCCCTTTCAGAGCTAGAGTGAAGCTCATGACTCTCGGTGACGATAACATTTTTAGTGTTCACGTGAGAGCGCCCTGGTTTAATTATGACGTGCTGACAAGACGGATGCTCGAAGCAGGCTGCGTATACACGGCAGCCGACAAGACTAGTAAGAATATACAACTGAAAACCTTGTTCGAGTGTTCATTTTTGAAGCGGTCATTTGAAAGATCAGGAAAGCGGTGGATCGCTAGAATTGAGTTGAAGAGCATAGTTAAGATGCTCGTTTTTCTCAAGGATAGCGAACTTGGACAGCGGGACCACTGTGCTGTGTTAGTGTCGAATGCGCTGCGCGAGCTTTACTTTCACGGCCCCGCTGTATTTGAAGAGTGGCGGCAACTCCTGGATTTGTGTGTTCACGATCTAGACTTAGCCGCAAGCCCCCTCTTGCATTTTTTCTCTTACCATGAGTTGGAGGAGAGATTTAGGGGGGATGACTACCCCGGTTGGATGGTGTCCGATCGGGGTGAGTTGTTGAAGGTGCAG